CATAATTGGCTATGTCAGCATCATTGAGATTGATTCCTAATGTAGCTAATGCCTTTACGATAATTGGGTTGATGTGCTGCTCCCCCCATTCAAGTTGTGTTGATGTAAGCGGGTTGTAAACGATAACCCTACCCGAAATTGTACTATACCCAAATACGGGTTTTGCGGGTCGTCTAAAGTAAGTAGCGTTTCCATTATAGGATGCTACGGGGTATAATTTGAAAGACCGCAATCCAATCTGCTGTCCAATAGGTGATGTTACGGTAACTGGGTCACGTTGAGAATTTAATCGGTTAGCCCTTTCATCTTCGTTGACCATTTTGATAGGTGCGTAAACCCTGCGGTCACTAATATCATAAAAAATCTGCATATCCAAAAGGTCAAGGTAGTCCACATCGTTTATGGTGACTAACCCTGAAACAGTCCCGTTAATATTAGCGGTTCTTAGGAATGGGGATAATGCGTCTTTGATGTATTGGGAGGTGGCGTAGCGGGTTTTGAGGTCGGCGTAGTATGCCATCTGACCACGATCAAGGGCTTCTATACTCTCGTCAATGGTGAGAAAGGCATTAGTTACCTTGTTCACATAAAAATTGAGATAATCTACAACCTGTTGTATAGTCACCGGGAGCCTATTTTGCTCCAAAATTAACTACTAATTGTCACATTGACAACTTTTTGTTCCATGTGTCCAGTCCCATCGGTAAGGTAAAAAGAAGCCTCCGTGGAAACGGAGGCCGTACTTAAACCTTATCCTATGAATGAAAATCTTTTACCAAATTACAAACTATCCCACTTTCCCCAAAATATGTTTTTGCTGCAAGATGCCAAACTCTTTTGGTTCTTTGGTTTCCGGGTCGGGGATTTGGTAGGTGACAATGATGTTTGGGTTAAAGTACACTTCGTCCCCCGGCATACAGTCTATTCCTTTTTCACCTGATTTTGATTCTTTTGCTATTGGCACTCGCTTTTCACTTTATGGAATAAAAGGATAATAATGCCAACGCCTACTTATACTCCATTAGCAAATATAACTTTATCTGTTGCTAGTTCTTCGGTTGTTTTTTCCTCTATTCCTTCAACTTATCGAGATTTAGTTCTCGTATGCGTGGCAACTGGAAGTGTCAGTTTGCAGGGAAGAATAAGACTTAATGGTGATACTGGTACTAATTATTCTTATATAAGGATGAGTTCTGATGGAACAGCCACATTAACATCTGTAGCTGCTACAACTCAAGCAACAGGATTTTTATCTCAGATTGTTCAAGCAACTACAACAGCTGCAATGCAAATGAAAATAGACATATTGGATTACACACAAACAAATAAACATAAAACAATTATCAGCCGAGCCGACAATCAAGCAGTTGGAACAGAAGTTTTATCTAATCGTTGGGCCAGCACAGTTGCAATTACATCAGTTTCCATTTTGACTTCTACTGGAAACTGGGCTATTGGTTCGACTTTTGCACTTTATGGGATATTAGGTTAATCATGACAATGAGTCTTATTAGTACGGTTACAGTCGGAGCTGGCGGTGCTGCATCTATTGAGTTTACAAGTATTCCTCAAGATGCAACAGATTTAGTAATTTTAATTTCTACTAGGTCATCTAACAATAACAGCGAAACTTATTTTACAGTTAATGGAGTCAGCTCAACAACTGATGGTTCTAAGCTTATTCTACATTCTGGAGCAGTAGGTAACGGTTTTGATAGAACAGATATTGACCTTAAATCACCACTTTCAACGCAAACTGCAAATACTTTTAGTAACGGTTATCTTACAATTCCAAATTATGCTGGAACGGCTACTAAAATATGTTTTTTTGAAGCAGTCACAGAAAATAACGCAAGCTCGGCTTATGGAATAATTGGAGCAGGAACTTTTGGTATTACTGCTGCTATTACTTCAATATTGTTTTCTCCAATACTTTTGTTTGTTCAAAACTCAACTGTTTCTCTTTACAAAATAACTAAAGGCTCTGACGGCATAACTGTAGCCACATAACAAGAAAGAATAAAAATGACAGATACTCCAATGAAACTTGTTGTCAATTGTGAAACAGGTGAGCAAGAACTAATCCCTCTAACATCAGAGGAACTAGCTCAGCGAGAACTAGATCGCATTGAGTCAGAAGCTCAGGATGCACTAAGACTCCAGGCAGAAGCAGAAGTACAGGCACTCAAAGATTCAGCCAATGCCAAACTTGCTGCACTTGGACTGACTGCTGCTGAGATTGCAGCGATTACAAACTAATGGCCGAGGAAACAACTGGCGTAAAGATTACCCAGACTATGATCTACCAGAAGCAACTTGAAATGAACGACACTCAAATCAAGATGCTGGAGAAGCTAGACAACCTATCTGATGTTCCTGACCGCATTAGGGAACTAGAGATTAGCCTGGCTCGACTTGCATGGGTAGAGAAGATAGCCTATACAGGGCTTTCTGCCGGACTTGTTTCCATTATCGGGCTGGTTATTTCTGGGCTGGTAAAATAGTTCTATGAGATTCCCATTTGACAAGCCAATCCCCTCAATCAGTTCTCCGTATGGATACCGCTATCATCCCATTGAGAAAATTAGAAAACATCATAACGGCATAGATTACGCAGGGACACTAGGGACTCCAGTTCACGCTATTGCTGATGGGACTGTAATCTTTGCTGGCCCTTCGACTTTAAAGTTCAAGACCGGAGAACCTGCTGGGGGTGGCTACCTGGTCAAGATTAGACACAAGGTCAATGGCAAGTGGATTACTTCCGCTTACATGCACCTACTCAAAGGCTCTGTCGCTGTCAAGAAGGGCCAGAAGGTCGAGGAAGGAACTGTCATCGGCAAGCTAGGCAACACAGGCGAATCCACAGGCCCTCACACTCACTTTGAGATACAAGAGGGCAAGACCTACATCTGGACATCAAATGGCACACGCTACACCGAGCCAGTCAGCTTTATCAAAACTCAAATCGCATTGGAGAAGAAGAAGAAATGAAAAAACTAATCGAAAGACTACGCACCGAGGAATCAGTCAGACAGCTAAAGTCTGCTCTAGGCTCTTACCTTCGAGCTGCTATTGCTGCTGTCGGTGCTTTGCTACTTGCAGGAATCAACGACCCTAGCCAGGTGACTATCTCAGCTCTACTAGCTGGAATACTTGGCCCACTAATCAAAGCTCTAGATCCTAACTCTGATGAGTATGGAATCGGTGCAAAGGTCAAGGCCGCTGTTGCAGAGCCGAGTGAGGGCGAAGCCTAAATCGCTCCTCTTGAGTCATGCCTCCCCAAGTTCCACTCATGCCAGCACTAAGGGCATAGTCGAGGCATAGGGCCTTTATAGGGCAGTCTGCACAGATAGCCTTAGCAACGACATTGGCGAACCTAATGTCCTCTGCATCGCCTTCGGGAAAGAATACATCTGGCACTTGAGAACACTCAGCTCCATGTTCTCGGATTCCCTCTTGCAGCTCTATGTATTTTCTTTCTATCTGTCGCATATTTGTCATACCTAAACAATAGGCTAAAGATACCCAAATAAAAGCGACTCACACCGAGAGAGTTAGTGTGAGCCGCAGACAAGGAAAGAAGGGAATAAGAACCTTGCCAATACAAAGTTTACCTGCCGAGATGACGACATTCTTAGATGCTCACTTGCTCGGAGATTACGCTAACGGAAGTCCAGAGTGGCACTCGCTACGAGATGAACCAGGTGCAATCGGTGGCTCGGACATCGCTGCTATTGCCGGACTATCAACTTGGGAATCAGCAATCACTAAGTGGGCTAAAAAGACCAAACAAATTCCTGATGAAGTCAAACCTAATATCTCTATGAGGCTAGGCACAAAGCTCGAAACACCTATCCTTGAGATATTTGCCGAGGATCATCCCGAATTAGAGGTCTACACTACAGGCACTTGGGCTAATACAACCGACAACTGGGCTAGAAGCAACCCTGACGGCCTCTACAAGACCGCTACAGGCGATTGGGGAATCGTAGAGGTAAAGTTCAGTAGGGACTATTGGAACGGCCCTCCACAGGCTTACAGGGCGCAAGTCCTTTGGTATATGCGAGTGTTTGGAATCAAGCAAGCTAAGTTAGTTGCTCTCGCTGGCTCGACCTACCAGGAATACGACATCGAATGGGATGAATTTGAGGCTGAGACACTTTGGCAAGCTGCTCTTAGATTCCGTAAGGCTTGCCTAGAGGTAGAGATGCCTAGCTGGGATGGCTCGGCTTCTACTCTTGAGACTGTTAGGGCTTTGAATCCCAACATCGAGGACAGCGAAACTGACCTTGACGACTTAGGGATGCACTACTTCAACACGCTCACAGAGTTTGAGGCCATCACAGCCAAGATGACTGAGCTAAAAAGTAGAGTTATACAAGCAATGAACGGCAAGAAGCGTGGCCTAGTCTATGGCGAACACTTGATTAGCCTTAGATCCAGAGCTGGTGGATTGCCTTACCTACATCACGAAAAGGGCAAATAATGGCTGGGTTCTCGCTCCAAGATTATGAAACTGTGGAAGAAAGAATCCGCAGGTTTTACAAAGACCACAAAGACGGCAGAATCATCACCGAAAACATCACAACACCTCAAGACCGGACTGTATCAACCTGGGTAGTTCAGTCTTACATCTACTTTGATGGCGACCAGCTAGAGCGAGGATTGCCAAAGGCATCAGGGCTGGCCTTCGAGGTAGATTCTGCTAAAGGGCCACAGGCGACATCGGCACTCGAGGTCTGTGAAACTAGCTCAATCGGTAGAGCTTTGGCTAATGCTGGATACTCTGGCAACAAGCGAGCAAGCCGAGAAGAGATGGAGAAAGTCCAAAGAGCTAATCGACCACAGCCTGTAAGCAAAGACTGGCTAGAGATGGCTGGAGCTTTGGGCAACGACATCGAGGGCCTACGCTTGCTCTATAGCCAGGCAAAGACTGGTGGAGCTGACTCAGCAACACTTGACAAGATAAAGGCGATTGCGAGTGGCGACTAATGGGACTTATCACACCTGACCAGATTGTCCAAGAACTACAGCGAATAACTTTAGAGATGGATCGTGGAGCTAACGCTCTCTATGATGCCGAGTGCAAGATGGCAGATTCCGAGGCAGCTTATGACAAGTCTGTGAGCTTATCTTTTCTCAACTCTGACGGAACTGTGGCCGATAGACAGGCTGTCGCTAAGTTGCAAGCAGTAGAAGAGAAGCTAATGTATGACCTATCTAAAGCCGAATACAACCGCATAAAGCTCAAGGTCAAGCATCTAAGCGACCAAGCCACAATGTTTGCTGTCATGGCTAAACAGGTAGAGCTGCTGTTCAAACACGCCTGATACCCTTGAGTGGTGATTAGAGAAGTTTGTAGCTGTGGAGCGAGTATCAAGACTGATGAACCTGACTCACTCAAACTTGTCAGGGAGTGGCGAGGCTCACACACCTGCATAACCGACATAACCGACAGCACCGGACACGCTCACGCTGAATCACAGACTCAGATAACTATGGGCTTCCAGCCAGGCGAACTGCCAGCAAGAGTGACTGATCCTTTTGATGACTAAAAAAGAGTTCGACAAGTATCTGGCCCGAGACTTGCATTGCTATCATTGTGGCCTTGTAGACGACACGCTAGTTCCTCAGCATCGCTTAGGCCGAGGCATGGGTGGCAAGAACAAGCAAGCCAACCAGGTTAGCAACATCATTGTCTTTTGCTCCGAGGCTAACGGCTTGATTGAGTCCTCAAGCCTCCTAGCGAACATGGCTAGGACTTATGGCTGGAAGTTAAGAGCCGGACAAGAGCCAGCTAATACGCCTGTTTATGACTGTGGCAAATGGTATCTACTGACCGAGGACTTTAGGCGAATACCCTTTGAGATTGACACCGAATACTTTTAGAGTGATACTGTAGAAACATAACTAAATAAAAAGCCCTCCAGAAGCCGAAACTCCTGAAGGGCAGAAAACCAACAATACAGGTGTTGGCTCTAGTCAATTATAGTGCCAACCGCATAGGAAGGCACTTTTTATGTTTAACTGGGAATCATTATTCTTTGATGAAATCTTGGAGCTATACGGCGGCAATATCTTTATGGCCGAGATGGACTACGAGGCTCAGGGCTATAGTCACCTTGAGTGGTGTCTCATGCTCACCACAGCAACCCTAGACAACACAATTCCCAAGACTGTTGTAGCTCTTATGATTGAGCGAGCCGGTGTTCGCAAATGACTACTAAGCCAGGTATCTTTCGGAGCAAGCTCGATTATGAGAATCAATTTACGCAGATTTACAATGCTTGGATTCGAGATTCAAGTATTAGTTATAGGGCAAAAGGGCTATTAACCTACTTCCTTAGCCATGAAATCGGCTATACGCTCACTATTGGTCAGTTTGTCAGGGAAAGTAATGATGGCAGGGACTAGGTTCGAGCTGCTATTGAGGAGCTAATCAAAGGTGGCTATCTCGAGACTCAAAGGACAACTGATGAACGAGGCTATAACGCTGGCCTTGCTTATTACATAAAGAATCCAGAATCGGAAAATCCAAAGTTGGAAAATCCAAAGTTGGAAAATCCAAAGTTGGAAAATCCCACCGCATTAGAAGATAACTTAATTAAGAATACAAATAAAGAAGAGAATACAAATACGAGGTTTGAGGAGTTCTGGAATCACTACCCTAAAAAGCTAAACAAAACCGAAGCTAAACAGGCTTTCCTAAAAGCAATAAAAAAGACAAAACCAGAAACCATCATTGAGGGTGTTATTGCTTACAGTAAAAAACGAGACCTACCTGAGCAACAGTTCATTCCCTATCCGGCGACCTGGCTAAACAAAGCTCGCTGGGAGAATGAAACAGACACACAACCCAAGACCTCTTGGAAGTTAGGCAAAATCGAATGAACTACGAGGAATCAGTTATCGGCTCAGTCCTGCTCACTAACGGTAAGGCCCTTGACCAGCTAACGCTACAGTCGACAGACTTCCAAAATCCAAGCAACCGACTCATCTATAAAGCCATG